GCTCGGCGTTCGTGGTGGCGGTCGAGCCGATCGCGGCCGGCAAGATCGGCCGGGTGGCGGTGGCGGGGGTGGTGCAGGCGAAGATCAACGTCGTGTCGGCGAGCGACACGTTCGCCACCGCGAAGGACGGCGACCTCACGCAGCTCACGAGCAGCTCGAGCGGGGAAGCCACGATCCTTTGGAAGGAATCCGGCACGGGTACGGGGAAGTGGGCGCTCGTTCGGTTCGGTGCCGCCGGGGCGGCTGGCATCCGGCTCGGCAAGGTCTCGGGCACCTGGACGAAGGGTGCGACGGCAAGCGTCACGCAGTGGAAGGGCGACGGCTCGCAGGCGGTGACCGGCACGAGCGGGCCGCTGACGTTCACGGCGATTAACCGGGCGCAGACCGTCACCGGGCCGACCGGGGGTTATTGGGTGGGCTGCGAGTCGATCGACGGGACGTGGCACCTTGAATGGGCGGAGTGCGTGTAATGCTGCTCGGAGGAAAAGGCGGCTGCCAGCAATGTGCATGTGTGCCGACCCCGTGCCAAGAGTGCCGGCATTACACCATCGACACTTACTACCTCACCGCGGCAGTGACGACCACGATCAACGGCAGCAACGTGCCTGTTTGGGATGGCACGACGCCGGCGATACCGAACACGTTTCTTGAGCTGACGCCGAATGGAGCCGTGCAGTCGACGTGCTTTGACTTTGCAGACTCACCGAAGAAGGTGCGATTCTATGTCTGGTACGAGCCTCTGGAGTTTTCGGAGGAGTACGACAACAACGGATGCCCGACGTGGCGGGCATATGCCTGGATCATTGCCAAGCTCTACGATTCGACCTACTTTGAGAACGGGGCGCGATCGATTCCTACGTATGTCCTCGGGAATTGCGACGACGTTGGCGGCACGGGCACATCACCAAGTTGGGAGCCTTACAACAACACGAGCGTCCCCGAGGACTGTGAGATCGAGTGGCTGGATTGGCTCAACGGGCTGACCATCGTCACGACGTTTTCGTGGGACGCCTGCGAGTGCCCGCCATGACCGACCCGGTACGCCTATCCCGTGCCGCTGTCTCTCGGTTTGCCTTGAAGCGAAAGCCGGGATACGAGGCGGCCATTCTCGCCGCGGCTTTTGAAAGCGACGGCCGGACGGTGACAATCCGCCGGGCAGACTACGACCGTCTCCGCGACGAGTTCGCGCTGTCGTGCGGCCCCGGCTGCCAGCTTCGCCGGACGTTCGCATGGTTCGGCCTGAAAGACGACGGCTCGTGCGGGTGCGACGCCTTCGCGGCGAAGATGGACGCCTGGGGGCCGGCGTGCTGGGACCACATCGAAGAAATCGTCGAACACCTCCGCGAAGCTGCCGCGAAACGCGGGCTGCCGTTTCTCGCCACCGCGGCCCGGATCGCCGTTGCACGGGCGATCGAGGCTGGCACACCCCCCGCCGGGTGATCTGCCGGCCGGCGAAGATGGCGGCATGGCCGAACGCCGCTCGATCACCGTGTGGATCTCCGATCAGCGGTGGCGCGTCCGCCGCTGCCGGGTGCCGTCCGACCGTCACGGGGACTGCGACTACGACGCTCGTCTCATCCGCGTCTCCGAGAGCCTCCGCGGGGACGATCTCCTCGAAGTCCTCGTCCACGAGCTGATCCACGCCCGGTGGCCGGACCTGTCAGAAGAGGCGGTCGAGGAGTTCGGGCAGGAGATCGCGGCGGTGGTGACGGCGTTCGGATTCGTCCGAGAGGAGGATGCCGATGGATGACCGTATCACCGAGATGGTGCGTGAGTTGATCCGCAAGCACCCGCAAGCCCCGGCCCGCACGCTCGCTCGCCGGCTCGTTGAGGATGTGAACGGGGCGCTGACGCTCGAGCAGGCCCGGAGCCGCATCCGCAGCATCCTCGGCCTGAACGGCGAACCACGGCGGAAGCAGTCGCACGACAAGCCGTTGCAGCGGCCGCCACGCAAGGCCGGCGAGCGGCTCGCCATGCCGCCTTCGCAGGCCGAGCCGTGGCTGCCATTCGACCTCGGGATCACCGGCAAGGTCGGCGTCCTCTCCGACATCCACGTCCCGTACCACGACGAGACGGCACTACGGGCCGCGGTCGATCACCTCCAGGGGGAGAAGGTCGACGCTCTGCTGCTCAACGGCGATTGGGCCGACTTCTATTCGATCTCTCGGCACGAGAAGAATCCGAAGCACCGCAACTTCAAGAACGAGCTGCACGCCGGGCGTGAGCTGCTCAAGTGGCTGCGGCAGGAGTTCCCCGACGCTCGATTCGTGGCGAAGCTCGGCAACCACGAGGAGCGGTGGGAGAAGTGGTTGTGGGAACACGCCCCGGAGATCAGCGACGATCCCATCATGGGCATCGACAATTGGTACGGATTCGAGCGGCTCGGCATCGATCTCGTTGCCGACAAGCGGATCGTCCTCGCCGGCGCTCTGCCGATCCTGCACGGACACGAGAAGGGCAACGGGATTAGCTCGCCGGTGAACCAAGCTCGTGGCGCGTTCATGCGGCTGCATCACACCGTTCTCGAAGGCCACGGCCACCGAACGTCGACACATTCCGAGCCCGATATGATGGGCCGCGAAACGGTCTGTTTCAGCACCGGCTGCCTGTGTGACATGCGGCCGGCCTACGCTCGCCTGAACAAGTGGAACCACGGGGCGGCGGTGGTGACGGTTCACGCTGATCGCACGTTCGATGTCGAGAACTTCCGGATTCAGGCGGGCAAGGTGCGGCAGTCATGACCGGCGACGAACTGCGAGACATCGACCGGCGGATTCAGCGGGCCGGTGCGGCGAACTGTTGGACGGGGACGCTCGGAAGCCTTGCCGCCGATGCGAGGCGATTGGTGCGGCACATCGAGGAGCGTGGCATGGCGTGCGAATACCCGGTCGATCACATCCTTCGCGGCGAGCGGGAGCTGCGGCATTACACCGGCGAGGAGATGGCACCCTCGGACGCCATGATCTTGACCGAAGACGACGCTGCAGACGTGGCCGAAGAGACAGCCAGGGCGGCGCAGATCGGCGACGGGCGGGTGTTTCCGGAGCCGGAGACGGCCGGCCCGCCGGTGGCGGTGCGGCTGCTCGAGCAGGCGACCGCCGCCGTCAAGGATCGCCATGCCGTCTACGGGCCGCCGACGGCACACTTCGCACGGACGGTCGGCATGGTCAACAGCCTGTTCGCCGACGTGCTCCGCCGGCCGCTCACCACGGCCGATTGGGCTCGCATCATGATCCTCGACAAGCTCGCCCGCGATCTCGGGCCGCGGCCGCACGCCGACAACGCCGTTGACCTCGCCGGCTACGCGGCGTGTCTTGCGGAGTGCCAAGCGTCCGCACCCCCTCCGCCCGTCACCGGTCACCGGTGACGATTGAGCGTGTGGAGTGACACGTGATCGCACGACCGACGCACTGGCGGGCCGTCAGCACGGGCCGCGAGTCCGTCGCGGCACCGGGCGATCACGTTTCACTGGCACACCTCGCCGGCAACGGCGCGAAGAGCGGCAAGATCACCTCGAGACCGGCCTACACGGACCGGGAATTGGAGCTGATCGCATACCGGCTCGGCGTGACGGTGGTGGCAGTGAAGCAGGCGATCGCCCTGGGCATGCTGGAGAGACTCGATGGCTGACTCCCTCGATGGCATTGTCTCGACGACGACGAGCCTCACGCAGACGCAGACGGACACCGTCGGCAGCTCGGCACGGGCCGTTTCCGTGGGCAAGAGCTACCCGCTCAACAGCGTATCCGGGCCGCTCTCGGATCAGCTGTGGGTGTCGAACCGCTCGCTCGCCGTCGGCTCGACCGAGACGTTCGACCTTCTCGCCCTCGCCGACACGATCCAAGGGGCGACCGGCGTGCAGACGATGCGTCAGGTGCGACTCGTCCGGGTGACCAACAACGAGACGACCACCGGCCCGCGGATCGTCGTCGGGCCGTCCGGCACGAATGGCTGGGGCCGTGTGGCCGGCGAAGTCGGCCCCGGCGGCGAGCTGCTCGGCGTTCAACAGACGCACGCCTGGGGCGTGACCACGACCGAGCGTGGCGTGACGATCCGCGCCACCGGGCCGACGGGCTCCGTCTCGTACTCGATCGTGATCGCCGGCACGAACGCCACCGGACCCTCGGGGTACTGACCATGACTCCAGACGCACTCACTGCCGCCGTGACCGGATTCCTCGCCGGTGCCCGCGACAAGGCTCGCGGCGGGCTCACCGTCTCGGAGTTCGGCAGCCTCACCGTCGAGTTGATCCGCCTGGCGGTGACCGGGCTCGACACGATCAACGGCATGGACGGTCCGACGAAAAAGGCGTGGGCGCTCTCGTGCGTCGGCTCGCTCTTCGACAGCGTCGCCGATTCGTGCGTGCCGCTCGTGGCGAAGCCTGTCTGGTGGGTGATCCGGCCCTCGGTCCGCTCGCTCGTCATGGCGGCTGCCGGCGGCGCGTTGGAGCAGATTCTTGCCCTCACGAGGGCCGCGAACCCGGAGCCTGCCAAATGATTTGGGACGTGAATCAGGCCGATCCGTGGGAGCCCGCCAAGGTGTACGACGCCAACGGCGAGGAGATCACCTACGTCGTGTGGATGGACACCGACACCGGCGAGGTGGTGCAGATCAAG